TACAGCTTGGCTATCGTTGACAAGCACAGAGCTGTATGGGTTCCATACGTCGACTGGGATCTTGTCGTCGTTGGAAGGGAGAATCGCGGTACTATGATTCTCGCAATAATATGGGACCCTCACGGAAACGGCAGAAATCGAGGTGTCGAAATACTGCTCGGCGTTGGAGTGAGTGGTACCATATTTAGCCTCTCCAAAATTGTAGGTTTCACCGATCTGATCAGAATAATTGATGGCAGTTCTGAACACATTACGACCCGAAAATTTGGAAAGGGAAGAATTATTGGAGATCCTTATTTGAGAGTTAGCATTGGCCGGCATAACCATCACGCGCATAGAACCACGCATGAAAGCATAACCGTGAGCCAATCTGCTCAAAGCGTCAAGAGTGCAAACTGGCTCAAAGGTCGTAAGTGTCGAGACCTTAGGCAAAGCCACAGTGAAAGGATAAAAGAAAAATGTCTGATCAGTGGTGTATTTAGGCGCAGCCAAATTAAACGAAAGACTAGTGTAACGTAACAGCAACTGTCTAACACTGACAAATTTCTCTCCAATAGCATGACACGACGGCTCCAAAGTGTCAGGCATAGATGGGTAGTTGCCAATAGGTTCAGCAACGGCAGTCTGATCAACATCAGTCTCTGCAGGACCGCCCATCTGCGGCAAAAGAGGATTCTGATAATTCCCACCATTATTGTCCTGGCCAGGAATGGCATACTCAAAATCCTCACCGGCAGAGGTGGATACAAGAACGTCCACCTGCCTAGCACAACTTTCAGGAGCACGAAGCTCATTGACAACCGTAACATATAATGTGCCCAAACGGTCATCAACACCAATATATTTCTGGTACTGAAGGTAGGGGATCCTCAAAGTGACTTCCGATTTGTCCTTTATGTCAACAATATCCCGGAGCAGATACTGTTGATCATTTATGCCTGGAGTGGTGGCAGTCTGGGCTGGGACAAAATGAAAAGAAAGTTTCCCGGAATGGAAATCAGTCTTAACAACCCTGAAATGCATATCTATAGAACCTCTATATGTCATGAAAAAGGTGGAAAGATACGCAAAAGGGGCCAAGAAGTCGTAATACTGGGGGCCGCCAGGTGTGGAACTAGAAACTCTCTGTCTAAGATCAGAAGGTCTGACAGAAAAGCTCGCGAGCACAGCACCAGGCAGAGCTGTATCAGCCCAGTTAAAATTATCGAACAACATCGGGATCCTCTTGATGTGATCAAAATTCATCTCATCTATGTCATCCATACCAAAACCAGGTTTGACAGAAATGGAATTGTCATGAAACAAGGCCAACGTGGGCGCAGTGTCAGCACCAGTGGCATTGGACATGTTAGGCTGATTAAGCCTGGAAACATAAGATGAGGGGGTGGCTATAGCCGGCTTACAATAGCCAAACCAAGAAGCCACTGTAGAAGCACCACGCAGAGCCCAAGATGTAGGGCCAGCGTAAGCAGATAGGAGCGGAACATCTGCAAGAGTGCTGATAGCCTTACCAGCAGCCAGAAGACTACGAGATATAGTACCTCCACCAGCCATGATCTCGGCCTCAGAATCAGCGATCTCCTTTTTAGCAAGACCACCAACGGATGAGGCAAACTTCTTGGCCTTGGTGTAAGATTTCTTCGAAGACGACATTTGCGGATGCAATGGAGCCGCAAGCTCAACATCTTCGAAGTGTAAGTAAACGGAGACACTGATGGTGTTCTCAGAAGTCGCACCAGTTGACAGAGGACTCATAATTCTGAGAGTGTATTGACCCCAATCAGGGCCATCTGTTTGCTCCAGAGTGGTATAATCTGTGGTTGAAACGTAGGGTATCTTGATGATAGCAGTGGAGTCCCTAGCATCTATAAAAGGACCAGGAAGGGTAGAAACGGAGGCCCTGGCCTTAAAACGCCAAGTAACAGATTCATTGGGTAAAGTGACAGTAGTCCCTGTAAAAGGGACAAAACCAAATTTGAGACAGCCAGCGTGAAACGGGGTAGCGTTTATAACCACCCTATACACAGCGGTAGCTCTCATAAAGTTAAAGCCTTTAAGCTTTTCTGTCCATAAAGGTATACTGAGCAGATCAAATCTAACAGTAGAACCACAGATCTCGGTGTTAACAACTTGTGAAGTATTCCACTGAACGGACTCAACTAAAGCAGGTTTTGCCAAGAAATCTGAAATGGTCTGATCTCTGACTGGATATAGAGATGAAGCTTCCTGTTTTGATATAACAGAACTGGAAATGACGTTGATAGGATCAGTAAACGTCGTGGTGCCAGCAGCTGTAACATCGGAAACCACATCTTGGGAAGTAACTTGAGTATCATTTAAATTTAAAGTAGAAGCAGATGATATAATGTCCACATGGTCGTCACCCAACGACTCATATGTAAGTCGGGTTCTCTGTCATTCGGTGTCTCTCCGACGCAGGACTGAGAAGTAAGGCTAAATAGCCACGCGCCTTTAACGTAACTGGCACTACACACAAATTCGGCCGACAATTTATGAAACAGGGTGCAAGATCCTAGAAACGAGGTATAAGGGTATGATGGAAGTTTAATGTCATTCCAGGACATGGGTACTCTAATAGTTCAAATCAAGACCGCGAACGGCTTTGAGAGCCGACTTATAATTAACAGTCGGCACATAATCAAGGACTCCTACGGTAGCATTACGGAGCCTCTTTGAAAAATCAGAGTAATAAGCCGGGCCATGGAAAGCTGCTTCTTTCAAAGCAGTTTCAATGGTGGCAATGAGATCTTTATCGGTACAAGACCTCTTTGTCCAGTTGCACATTTCTTCAACAACACCAACTTCCAAAGGTGCGTCCCATCTATTATCTTCAGGGACGTACTTGAAAGCACGCTTGAGGAAGGTGCAATCCTCAATGCGGCGATGGACCAAATCATTGGACCCAGATTTAGTCTCATCGGTGTAAGTCATGCCTATAGAGCTCATGACTGCTGTAAATGTCTGTTGATTGACATATGGGGCCCATTTGTCGGACACGCAAATGCCATTGTCATCACCAAAAGTAATACTCCTCAAATTTCCAGGGAGATCAGCGGCAGCCGTGAGGTAACCCTTATAAAGGTCTGCCTCACAGACAATTTTAACAGCCGCGTATCTAATGATGATGTTGTTGCAAATTGAGTTCAACGCCGTGGTTAAGAAGTTCCCACTGGGGTTACTTCCAAACCACTCATAAGAGAAAGAACTTCCCTCATTAGCGCAAACATGACGAGAGTTGACAACGTCCTCAAACAAAGCAGCTCTAACAACAGAGTCTGCCGGATCGCAACCAGCTGATGCGTAAAAGTCCTCAATGACATCAAGAGCCTTATACATCACTGCAATGGGCAGGGAACCATCATAAGCAGAATAATCACCAAATATGCACTTGTCACCAACAGACTTCATGTATCTGACCATGAAGCCCCACTCATCAGAGTAAGGGTTGACGCCCATCGCCATACCGTTGATGATCCTACCAGACATAACTGACCTGACAAAATCACCAAAATACATACGACAGATGATAAGATAATCCATGGGGGATGCACTAATAAGGCGCGTCTTACCCTGGACCACTTTCTCAATAGGCCTCCTCTCGTCCTTGAGATAGTCTGCATATCGGACACGCATGCGGAAACCTTTCTCAAGGCTTGAAATACTAGAAAGAACTGAGTTTTTAAGCTCAACAGCCTTCTCACTGTCAAATGTATACTCCTGATCATCTCCAAACCAATCCTTCTTGCCACGGGACTTAACACCTAGGCAAAAAGGATAGCCTGCACTAGTGTTCCTCGGAATACCCTCAGCAAAAGGTACACCTGGGATGCCGGCAACAGCTTCCTCAAAAGTGAACAAACGAGGATCCCAAGGATCATTCGACTTCTTGCAGTACAAGATCATCTGGGAAACACTAGCACTCACAACTTCCAGGAGGTTGGTGTCGAGCGCTTTTTGGTACCTACTATACTTGGACCTAGCGTTGACCCAGGGATCCTTAACCCCAGCACCAAGATCCATAGACCTCAGCATGGAGGGAGCACAAACTGGAGTGTTGAGCTTGCCATACAGCTTGCTCTTCACAACAGAGTTCCTGCTAGGGATCGGTAAGTTCTCAACCGACTCCCCAACCAAGAAATTGGACCCTATTTGAGCCACATCTTCCTCGAAGACAATGTCACCAGAAAAGAGAACACCACCTTGAGCGTCAATGTCAGGATCCTCATCGACGTAATGAGTGATGGAATTGTCCAAACACGCTGCCGCTTCAATCATATCGAAGCTAAGCTGCGTGGAATAACCGAGGTTCTTTTCATTCCCCGCAACATGCATACCAACAATGGTGGCTTTGCCACTGCCGGGTGCGGCACTGAACAACAAAGACCCACAATCTCCCTTACGGGTCGGGAGATCGTATCTATATGTGCTAGTTGCCTCGAATGGGGCATAGGTAACAGCCCCAGACGGGTAAGCCTCAGCACACATAAACAAAAGATCTCTACCATCTGGTTTAGCCAACATTGCCGAAAATCGACTCTTCACCGAGTCTCGATTCTCAAGCTTAAACATACTAACAATATCAGCATGGCAAGGGACAACTTTGGGGACATTGACGAAAAAGACATCAGTTTCCTCATCACCATCCTTAATCTCACTGGCATCAAGTTCCTCAAAACGAACTTCAAAACCAATACCCTCTGTAGAGCACCTCTCGAAAACAATGACTGGATTAGCTTCACAGTCCTTATCATCGATGAAGGTTTGAACAGCATGGAAAAAGTGGGCTGGGACCATGATCAGACGACCCTTTATGAAGGTGCCATAGACCGAGTACTTCTCAAGTCCTTGGCAATACAATTTATACATATTCCTTTTCAGGACCTTCCTAGCGCCAGCTACAACTCCGCTGTTAGCACCAAGCTGAGCTTTGGCCGTGACCTTAGAAACGGGTCTGGCCTTAAAAACCTTCTTGACAGATTTAGCTTTGCTCTTGCCTTTGACATCACCACTCTGACCACCCAAAGTGGCCCTGAGAAAATACCAGGCACCGGCTGCGATTGCAACGCAGGCCGATAGGATCCCAGCTGGACTAGTTGCCGAAAAGTCAGAGAAGTTGATATCCGAAAAGACATTCAGAGCTTCATCCATCTGACCAAAATCCATCTGAGCAGCAGTGCGCTCCTCAACATACTTAGACTTGAGAATTTTATGCGCATTGAGAAGTGCCTCGCCTTTCTGCTTGACATGCGAATATTCGGCAACCATCCTGTCAACAAGCTGGTGGAAGTCCAAAACAGGGCCGTCGCCACGGTGACCCTTGAGGAAATTCCAGGGGATATACTCTGGAACATCCTCATCAAGTACACAACCTGGGGGTAAAGAACTAAGATCCAAACGCCTCTCCCAGGGGTCCTCAGTAATAGTGGACTTGATGCAATACTTTTCTTTTGGAACTGCCAACATAGCTATCTTAAAACGACGGACATAGGCTTCACTTGAGTACATAGACTCCCACTTAAAGAAGTTCCTGTTGGTCGTGGCAAACACTATCTCGGAATTGAAATTAGTGTTACCCTTGTCCTCAAGATGAGCCATGGTCAAAGGCATGCAAGCGGTGTTGATAAACCTAATGGCGCCCATGGCGCCAGCATCAGGAACACCAACAGAATCCTTCACAAAACCAGCTTCGTCAATAATCGTACAAAACTGGCCGTGAAAAGCATCATGGAAATGGTTCTCCGGGATGAAGTTCCATATGAAATCATTATGATTGTCCATGAAGCTCTTGATCTTCTCTTCTGGGAGAACACGTGCCATGACGGCCAAAAGTATCGGAACAGTGGCAGTGGATTTACCTACACCACTGGGGCCACCAAGCATAACACCTAGTGGCTCACTGCGCGGGCCATTGCCGACAATATTGTTCCTCTCAAACCTCTGGATCAGGGGCTTAAGGCACATCTCCAGGTCGTATATAGACCGGACCTGTGGTGCAAATTCACGGCTCTTAGGCATACTGGCCTTCAATTTTCGGATCCTAGCTTCAAGATCAAACGCAATTTTACCATTGGCTGCATTATACAAACCAGTGGAACGAAGGTTGGCCATGAGAGCCTCAATCTCGGCTTGCAAAGTGTCAATGTCATGGTCACCAGTGCTTCGGAACTGAAACTTGGGAATGTTCCACTTTTGACTAACATAATCCGAAAATTTCTGCAAGATAAGCAATAGATGGTCTACAAAAGAAACCAAACCCTCCTTTTGCTTACCTAGACGTTCGCAGCCTTTCATAAACTGCTGCAAATCGCCTTCCTCCCAAGATTTACTAACAACCTGGAAGTACAAATAGCTCAGAAGACTGGTGACAACATCACCGGAACCGATTTGGGCACTAACGTTACAGAATGTTTCAGTGACCTCAGCAACTTCCGGTGATTTCTTAACAGAACAGATGGCCTTGATAGCCATCTTTGCCAATGGAGAGCCAACTTTATATGACAAGTAAGCTCCCAAAATGGCACAAATAATTGCGAGTGAGACCTTAAAATACTTGGTCTTCACATCGGTGAAAGCCAAGGAATCGGCAATGGGCTTGAGGGCTTCAAACACTTTGCTATCAACTCCATGAGTCACTTTAACTCCAGAAGAAAGTAACTCATCTAGACGATCGATAACCGCTCCAATAGTTTCTTGAGTCTCATTATTAAGACCGATGGACAAAGGAAGTTGCATCTGGGACTCAACACTGCTTCCGAATGACTTCGCAGTGCTGAGGACGCAAGGTCCTGGGTTGGTCTCAATGCCAACCAAAAATTCAGGCGGGTGTGTCGCAGAAACGCGGCAGACCCTGAGCCAAGAAACAAAAGCTTCCAGATCGTTGGGACTCTGGAAGGTCATATACCCACCAACATACAGAGTCTTAAAAAAATTTTGAACACTGATGTAGGCATATGGATTCCTATAATTGGGCGAGGTTGAATGCTCCTCATAAAAGCTTTTACTATCAGCCTTGAGGACCTCATAAAGGTTGTGAACCCAATTGGCAAAGTTCACATAAAAGATAGGACCGCAACAGTTGTCCTCACACTGAGTGATGAAATCACCAACGAGCTCAGAAGCACTGGGGTGTTTGACAACCTCAGCAATACTCCTGACGGTGGTTCCATAATATCCAGCATGGAGACGAGAAAGAACGTATGAATCTTGACAACACAGAATGTCGGAACTGACATACTGAGTGTCAATTGAACATGGGCCTGACAAATCAGACATGTGGATGTCAACACTAGCACCATTATCAAAGTTGTAAAAAGAGCCAGACCTTGACATAACAGGCGTGTGATAAGGAGTGATGTCCTCGCTGTAATTGTCATCACCAAGGATTGTATCAATGGGCTCAGAAAAGACCCTAGACACAGCGGCCAAGAAACTGTCGACTGCCTCAGAAGAATTGGCACCCTCAAATGGCGTGCCAGGCCTTGTGGGCTCCTGAGTGATTGGCTGGGAAGGACCAGGATTAGTTTCAATCCCAACCAAAAGCAATTTGCACGGAGCGTACATCTGGCAAAGAAAGACATACCAGAAGAACGGAATGACAGCAATGCGCAAGCAATAACAGAAAATGTACCAGGAGTTACTGAAGCGCAAATCAATGATGTACTCATAGATTCGATCTGCCATATAATTGTGATCATCCAAAGTGTGCCAAGCAGCCAAAGTCGCCAGAATGGCGTAGAGGTGGCTGTCAGCACAATAGATCCTAGCATAAGGATAGAGCTGGATGAAGTTGTTGGTGTAAACGATGTAGTCTCCAACAACGGGGTTGAAGAAAAGTTTGCGAATCGTGCGGACGATCAAGTTCAAAACGGCGTTCATTAGTTGTATCTGGGCGTTAAAGGTTTTAATAGATTTTACGAATCATGCCAAACTGTGCTAAACGGTGGGACTTTCCCCACGGTCATACTGTAGTCAGCAAGCCATCTCTAACCAAAAGGCTAATAAAACACATCCGAGCAGATATGAGTGCGGTAGTTTTATGACACGCGGCACACTACAAATAAATTCAGACAAATTTCGAAAACCTTACTCTGCCTCACCGCATTCTTCCTCAACACGAATAAGCACAACCTCCACATGTGCGAATTGTATATATCTGAAAGTGGAGCGGGGTAGACAACCTGGGGAATTCTAGAAGTGAATAAAAATATCTGCGTCCCAATTAAATGGGCCATGTTTTTGACACCAAAATGTGTGTTGCAAAGAGGTCAACATCAAGTCCTTTCGGGAGAGTGAAGACATTAACAAAACACAAAATGGAATTTTGTCGGCAAATTAGCGCCGTTTTTATTTAGTACACAGCAAAAGCTGCCTGAATAAGTCAGGTTTTTGTTTTTGAAATGAATAAATAAAATAAAATAATAATAAATATATACATCCTCGAATTTGATTTGAGGGGGGGTGAGAGTTTCATAGACTCACAATGACAAGGTTGAAGACTTTTCAATGAAGGGAGCTTCTTCCAAGAACACGCATAGAATGAGCACAGGCTTCAAAGAGTTAACTGTGGTACAAAAATGTAGCCCTTCTGACTTACGACCCTCAAGGGGATTTATCGACGGGATGCTCCGGTTTAAGGGAGTTAGCATCACACGGTCATATGCGAATAGGGACAAAAGTAGGGACTCTTTTCAATGAAGGAAGAGTTTGCTAATGTTGTAAAGGGAGATTGTTAATCTCCC